AGGCGGTGGTATCGGAGATGTAGGCGGTGGTATCGGTGGTTTCGGTGTCGGGGACGGTTACGGGGACCCGTCAACGGATACGGGTACAGCGCAGGCGGCGTCCTTGGGGGATTTTGCGGGTTTTGCCGCGACAGCACTTGGTATGACGACGGGCCTTGGTGCTGTCTCGGCTATAGCAAATGCAATTTCTCATACGACGACGGGAAAAAGCATATTCGGTAATATAGTGGACTATCTAGGTTTTGGGGATGATGCTCCCGCCGACCCTGGTATGGGGACGGGCCATGGCGTGGGCATGGGTACTTCCGGCTATGGCAGTGATGACACCGGAAACACGGGGGATGATGCTCCGGGACCAGGGGGTCCGGGTGAGGGTGACGACGGGGGCCCTGAAGGGTTAGCGGATGGCGGAGTTGCAGGTTTGTCCGCGGCCCGTGAGTTTAATGATGCGGGCACATTCCCGGACTTTATGGCCGCTCGTTTAGGCTCCATGGACCGTCGAGATGACGCGGTAGCCCGTAAGCTTCTGGGCGGAAACGCGTCTTCACAAGTTTTGGGTCAGGTTAGTCGCATTCTTAATTCTTCGAGCGATCCGATAAGGACCTTTGCAGACGGGGGTTCTGTTCGATCTCAGCGGTTGCCCCCTCGCAGGCCGCCCCTTTTAGGTGGTGTTCCAGAAGTTTCGCCGGACCCAAATTTAATTCGTATGGCCGACAATGAGTTTGTTCATACGGTTGACCCTTACATTACAAACCCCATTGCACGTATGGAGCTTTTGCGTCGCACGGCCAATCCGGGAGTTTACGAGGGTGAAGAATTTATCGAAAACAACGAGCCGACTAGTGTTTCGGACTTTTTAAACGTACGTCCGATCATAAAAGACGGAAACGACGTGCGCCAAAATTTCTATTTGGGTGGGTTGCGTAACCGCGGCTCAAGCCTAGCCGAACTTCGGGCTCGGTTGGCACCCGGTGTCCGCGGAGCGAACTTTCCAACACCCAAATCGTTGACCGGGTCTGAAACCGGAATACTTCTTAATCAGACCGCTCCCCCTTTCGTAGAAAAATACCACAGAGACCCGGATACGGGACAAATATCTTCTGAAGTTAAAACCGTTTCTCAAGCGGAAACGCTGCAACACGAACTAATCCATGCTGGATTAAGTCACCTTCGAATTACCGCGTCCGATCCCAACTCTCCTCCTTATGTAAGCGTAAAAGGTAAAGATTCGGCCTTGGGCAGGATTTTGCAACCAAATCCAGATAAGAGGCCCAGCGTTTCTAACGATCACTTGGCGTACATAAATATTTTAGACGTAGCCTCCGCAATTAAATCGGGTAGTTTAGACCCGACGGACGAAGAACAGCTAGATACTTGGGGCTTCCTAAACCAAAACAGTGTTTCAGCCATGCAGGCCGGGATTGAATTAGCTAGGGATCGCTCGTCGGAAGAAGACAAGGGCTTGAGGATACCCGAAAAGTATCAAGTAGAGGGTCGCAGTTTGGGGGTGGCTGAGGAATTAAAAGAAGCGGAAGAAGAGCTTATGGAACAGGTTAAACCTGTCTTAAAAAGAGACGGTTTTTCTCAAGCGCACATTGAGGCCGCTTTTGGTCCGGAAGAAGAAACCCTTTTCCGCGGTCTATTTCGGTTGATCTTAGGAGGAAGAAACTAATGGCTGAAGAGCGTAACGGCTTTCAAAGCAGCTTAATGGAAACCAGTGTTCCTTCTGAGTTAGACCCAGACGTCCTGGCTGCCGAGATCGAGTTGGAGCTTCCGGGGACTTTGGAAAACGCTTCGTATGAATTAGAGGACGAAGACGAAGGCCCCATTGAAGTTTTGGCTTTAGAAGACGGCAGCGTCGAAGTGGACTTTGATCCGTCGGACGAGCGGGGCGAATCCGATGATTTCTACACCAACTTGGCAGAAGAAATCCCGGATCGTGAGCTAGGTCGTATTTCCAGCGAGCTTTCTGGGGATTTTGATTCTAATAAGGCGAGCAGGCAGGAATGGGAGGAAGCTTATGCGGATGGTTTGGACCTTCTGGGTTTCACTTACAACGAGCGCACGCAACCGTTTAGAGGCGCTTCGGGCGTCACTCATCCGCTTTTGGCGGAGGCTGCAACGCAATTTCAAGCTCAAGCGTTTAACGAATTGTTACCTTCTTCGGGCCCTGTCCGAACTGTGGTCATGGGTAACGAAACTCGTGAGAAAGTTGCGCAAGCTAGGCGCGTAAAGACTTTCATGAACTATTACATCACGAGTGTGATGGAAGAATATACGCCTGATATGGATCAAATGTTGTTCTACCTGCCTTTGGCGGGTTCAACGTTTAAAAAGACGTATTATGACGAAACGTTAGGTCGCGCGGTTTCTAAGTTTGTCCCGTCGGAGAACCTTGTCGTTCCTTACGAGACGTCTGATTTGGATACATGTCCTAACATTACGCAGGTTGTTCGAATGTCTTTGAACGATTTGCGTAAAAACCAAGTTGCGGGTTTCTATCGTGACGTTGAAGTAAGCCCTGCACAGCAAAACACTTCAGGCGTGGGTCAAGAAATTGATAGAATTGAGGGTTTTGAGCCCAATCAAGTAGACTACGACTGCACTCTTTTGGAGTGTCATGTCGATTTGGACTTGGAAGGTTACGAAGACCTTGACGAAGACGGCGAACCCACCGGAATTAAAGTTCCGTACATCGTAACGTTGTCTCAGGATAACGGCGAGGTGCTGTCTATTCGACGGAACTACCAAGAAGATGACACTTTAAAGCGTAAAATACAGTATTTCACGCATTATAAGTTCCTTCCGGGCTTCGGTTTTTACGGCCTGGGCCTAATTCACACGATTGGTGGGTTGTCAAGAACGGCAACGTCGGCACTTCGTCAGTTAATTGATGCCGGTACGCTTTCTAACCTACCCGCAGGCTTCAAAGCGCGTGGTTTGCGCATCCGGGACGACGATGAGCCGCTTCAACCCGGTGAATTTAGGGATGTGGATGCTCCGGGGGGCGCGATCCGGGATAGTTTGATGCCGCTTCCCTTTAAGGGTCCGGATCAGACGTTATTCAATCTTTTAGGTTTTGTGGTTCAAGCTGGTCAGCGGTTTGCTACGATAACCGATTTAAAGGTCGGAGACGGCAACGATCAAGCTGCGGTAGGTACGACCATGGCGATGCTAGAGCAGGGCTCTAGGGTCATGAGCGCCGTTCACAAGCGCCTTCACTATGCTATGCGCCAAGAGTTTAAGATTTTGGCGCGTGTAATGTCGGAAAGCTTGCCTCAAGAATATCCTTACGCCGTGGCGGGCGGCGATCAGTCGGTTATGGCTCAAGACTTTGATGATCGCGTGGACGTAATTCCTGTAAGCAACCCAAACGTGTTTAGTCAGGCTCAAAGGATTGTTCTGGCTCAGACAAAGATGCAGCTTGCGGCCCAAGCCCCTGAAATTCACAATATGCACGAAGTGTATCGTGACATGTACGAGGCTTTAGGCATCTCGGATGTGGATCGTTTGATGAAGGCGGTCCCCGCAGAAACACCCGAGCCTTTGGACCCAGCCCAAGAAAACATAAATTCTTTGGATATGCTGCCTTTGAAAGCTTTTGAGGGTCAAAACCACCAAGCTCATATCATGTCGCATTTGGTTTTTGGCACTAGCCCCATGGTAGGACAGCTTCCTTTGGTGTCTATGAGCCTTCAGAAGCACATTATGGAGCATGTTCAGATTGCAGCTCGGGAGCAATCTGTAGCTCTTTACATGCAGCAGGTTCAACAACGTGGTGGGCAAGCTGCTTCCGAAGACGAAATGCTTCAGATGGAGCAACAAACGGCTCAATTCATAGCGGAAGGTCTGCAACAAGTTAAGCAACTTTCCGGTCAGATTTCTGGCGCGGGTGCTCCAGACCCTGTTGTTCAGCTCAAGGAGAAAGAATTGCAGCTCCGCGCTCAATCGGATCAGGCGGATGCTCAAGTAGACCAGGGCAAGCTTCAATTGGACCAGCAGACCGCCGCTATGCGTGCGCAACAGTTCGAGGAACGGATTGAAGCGCAAGAGCGACAAACGCAGGCCCGTATTGATGCGGCCATGGAAAGAGAGATTTTAAAGCAACAATCTAATGGCGGAGGTATGCCACAATGAGAAACCGTACAGTTCGAGTAAACGGATCGGCCCCTAAAGACCCTCCTAAAGCAGTGTCGTATGCCGACATTAAAGGCCAAGGCCGCATTCCTTACGGAAAGACCGCAGAAGCTCCTATGCTGGGCGATACGCGTAAAGTTATGACTGTTCGTGGTGCAGGTGCTGCCATAAAAGGCAAGAGCTACATTAGCTGTTAGCTCGCACTAGTTTTTTGGAGAAGGCCGATGGGTGAATTAGATTTACGTCTAATACTCACGCTGGCGGGTATGGGCGTGTCGGTGGTCAGCGCTGCCGTGATTGTAAAAACAAAACTGGCAGCGGTCATTGATACGCTTTCTGACATTGAACATCGACTGAGGAAATTGGATTCAACGGTGGATCGGCAGCAGGCTCATATGGAGGTTGCTAACCAAAAGCTGGGCGTTCTGTCCGGTATGCTGGCTCCAGATAAAATGGAAGTGCGGGCGCGCGAGGTCGCCACAATGCAGGCGGAAATCTCTAGTCTTAATGGCTCAGTGTCAAAACTGTTATCCATGCACAACGGCAAGCATCCCCCTTTAAACCAATAAATCAACCACTTAGCGCCAATAGGAGGTCAAAATGCTATCAGCTCTAATAGGTCCGATTAGCGGGTTACTTGATAAGGTAATTCCTGACGCCGACACGAAGGTCAAGATCGCTCATCAACTGGCCACGATGTCAGAACGACATGCTCAGGAAGTAACCCTTCAACAAATTGAAGTTCTGAAGGCCGATGCCAGGGGCAATTGGTTTCAATCGTCTTGGCGTCCTTTAGCGGGCTACGTAGCGGTTTCAGGCATGGCGGTGAACTTTTTGGTCAGTCCTATTGCAGCCGGTTTTGGGGTGGTGATACCTCAAGCCGATATGAGCGTTATGATGCCTCTTTTGCTGGGAATGTTGGGAATCGGAGGAATGAGGAGCTTCGACAAGGTTAAAAAGACTGACACGAAGGTGGTCAAGTAATGGTTGCCAGAGCATCAATTGGTTCTTTGGCCCGTCCGCCAAAACGTAAACACGTCACCAGCATTGGTCATAGCGTTCGTTCTTTTCCTAAGAACAAACACAAAAGAAAGAACTGGAAAAAATATAGGGGTCAGGGTCGATGAGCCATAATTGGGTGCTTTCTTCGCGTTCTAGGGAACGTTTGTTGGGGGTTAAGCCGGAACTTTCGGACACGGTAAAACGCGCTTTGGAACTAAGCCCCATTGATTTTGGTGTTACCGAGGGCAAACGAGGTCTTGATCGCCAGAAAGAGCTGGTTTCTCGGGGCATGAGCCAAACGATGCGTTCCAAACATTTAACGGGGGACGCTGTAGACTTAGTAGCGTATTTGTCCGGCAAGATTTGTTGGGAAATGCCCGCATATCAACAATTGGCGGACGCCATGAAAGAAGCTGCGGAAGAAACAGGTCTTTCAATACGCTGGGGCGGCGCGTGGCAGGTGAAGGACATTCGCCTGCACGAGGGCACCATGGAAGAGGCCATGAACGCTTACGTTGATCTTAGGCGGTCCGAAGGACGAACCCCCTTTTTGGATGGTCCCCACTTCGAAAACAGTTAAAGGTATTAACGAGGATATAACCCATAAAAACACATTTCCTCCTAGCAAGTCCTATAAAGTTGTGTTAAATATAATTTAGTATGCACCAAGTAAAGGAGTTATCCCATAGATATATCTATAACAGAAGCAGTGCTTCGTATTTTAAAAGACCGCCGAGAAGGCTGCATCGCCTTCATGTCGGCGGGTAATTTAAAATCTATGGAGCACTATCGTGAGTTAATGGGCAATTTAGATTGCCTCACTCATGTGGAACAGGAACTCAAGGGCCTGCTAGAAAAACAGGAGCTATATGATGACTAAAATAGATTTAACAAAAATAGCAAAAAGACTTTCCGAGCCAGAAGTCCCAAAAAAAGCCAATTTGGCGGACGTCTATGTGGAAAGTCCTCGTCTTGACCCCGATAAAATTGGCGAAAGCCTGCTGGATCGAATGCCTAAGCCCACGGGGTGGCGTATTTTAATTCTTCCGTATCAAGGAAAGGCCAAGACGGCTGGCGGTGTGTTTCTTCCGGGCTCTGTTCAGGAAAAAAGCCAAATATCCACGCAAGCGGGATACGTCTTAAAACTGGGGCCGTTGGCATACAAGGACTCCGAAAAATTCCCAGACGGGCCGTGGTGCCAAGAGAAACAATGGATCATGTTTGCTCGTTATGCGGGTTCTCGGTTTGAGATTGATGGTGGAGAAGTTCGCATCTTAAACGATGACGAAATTCTAGCGACAATTCTTGATCCCGAAGACATTCATCATTTGTAAGGTATTTTTTTATGTCTCAAGACACTAACACGGTCGAATTAGACGTCGGCGACGCGGAAGAGACCGAAGTTGAACTTCCCGAAAGTGAGATCGAGGAAGGAATTGAAACTTCTCCCGAGGCTGATGATTCTTCTGAAAACTTTCAACGGGCCGAAACGGCAACTCAAAAACGAATTGACCGCTTAACCAAAAAAATGCGGGAAGCGGAACGTCGCGAACAAGAAGCTGTTCGTTACGCTCACGCCGTTCAAAACGAAGCCACTCAGCTAAAAAGCCAAATGGAGACTTTGGACACAAACTATGTTTCAGAATACTCCAACCGGGTTACATCTGAGATGGAGCGCGCGGAAGAGCAACTTGCTCGGTCTATAGAGTTAGGTGATTCCGCAGCCACAGTGGAAGCTCAACGAAAACTTACGTCTTTGGCAATTCAGGCAGACCGTGCGGCCCAAGCGCAGCTTCAACAGCAAAACTCTCGCGATCAAGCTTTTGCTGCACAACAGCAGCAACCGCAGCAGCAACCGCAGCAACAGCAAGCGGCCCCTGCAAAAAAACCTGACGCAAAGGCTGAACAGTGGGCTCTTAGGAACAGTTGGTTCGGACAAGACGAAGCAATGACTTATGCCGCGTTCGGAATACACAAAACCCTCGTAGAAAACGAAGGGTTTGACCCCAGCGGTTCAGAGTATTACACTGAACTGGATCGTCGTATCGCCGAAAAATTTGGCGGCGGCGCAAAAACCTCCAGCAGACGGCCCGCTCAAACGGTTGCTGGTGCTTCGCGAACACCAAATGGGCGCACAGGAAAGAAGGTTCGACTCACCCCGAGCCAAGTGGCAATAGCCAAAAAATTGGGTGTGCCGTTAGAAGAATACGCGAAATACGTGAAGGATTAAGAACATGGCCGAGCAAGAAGAATTTTCTGTAGGTTCGTCCGTGGACCGCACTCCTCGCGCAAAAAAAACTCGGGAGAAGAAGGCTATGCGTAAGCCTTGGGCTCCCCCGTCTATGCTCGATTCACCGCCCGCACCGGATGGTTTTAGGCATCGTTGGATTCGCGCCGAAACGCGTGGTTTTGACGATACTAAAAACGTCAGTTCTAAACTCCGGGAAGGTTGGGAACTTGTCCGTAAGGATGAGCACCCTGACTTTGAAGCCCCGGTAGTTGATTCGGGAAAATACGAAGGTGTGTTCGGCGTCGGCGGCTTGCTTCTCGCACGGATTCCGGAAGAGACCATTCAAGAGCGCACCGAATACTTCGGTAATCGTAACCGCGATCAAATGAATGCTGTTGACCACGACATGATGCGCGAGAACGCACATTCCTCCATGCGGATCAGCAATGCTGATCGGCAATCTCGTGTAACCTTCGGCGGCCCTAAATAACAGGTCCGCCCCTTTAGGAGAACAACCAATGGCAAATCAAAGCACTGCCTACGGTCTTCGCCCTATTGGGATGGTTGGCAGCGGTGTAAATTCTACTGGCGTTACTCAGTACGAAATTGCTTCCAACAACACCAACGCAATCTTTCAATACGGTATCTGTGTGCCTCTGGCCGCGGGTGTTATTGATTTT